CATTAACTCCAAGTGCATTTAAAACTTGGACCTGTAGATCTATTGGTAGTCTGTCAGTTGCGGCGCTTAGATCAAACCCACTCATCGTGGATCCGGGAGCTACTTTAGATATAAATCTATCGAAGCAACCATCTTGATCAAATGTACCATCTGACGAAAGTTTTTTGAGATGATCGAAGATTGAAGTATGTAAGCCATGAAGACAAGACTGTATCCACCAATTTGTGGCGGCTACAACCCTTGCTTTTCCGGCTTGATCATACACAACCCCCAATTTACCTAAATTTAACTGATTAGTTTCACCTCTTCCTTTCCCAACCATTATTCTTAAAAAGAATAAGGACTCGAAAAAGGATATAACATATTTGAAAGCTTTATCGCTTAACAATATATGTCTATCCTCATACTTAACTCCAAATAAACCATAAAAATAATGGATTACTCGAGCTAAATATGCGGGTCCCTTTGGTAAAAGGTAAAAGAAAAGGTAAATTGGCCCGAATAGAAATATAAGGACCAGAAACCAGACTAAATAGAAGTAAGCTCGTTGTGCGTACATCCATCTGATGAGACTATACATTACTTTCGGATTGTGTATAAAAGCAATTGCATCTATAGCAGCCGACCATAATGCTAGTTTCCCATTTGGACCAGCGTTTGACGATACAAAGGGTTTAAATCTTCCGATTTTCACAGAAGAACCTCTAGGAAACATCGATTGTAGTGCTTTTGCGACTAGTTCTCCAGGTAGGACTCTTACAAAACCTGTAAAAGGTTGTGTAACAGTACCAAAATCTGGAGTGACTTTCGTCTTAAACACGCGGTAAATGCTCAATAGAGTCAAAATTCCAATTATAGCCTTTTGATTAAAATCTTTCTTAACATTTAACGACGCAGAGTACGCAAGTACAGCTGCATCAGTCAAATGTCCGCCATAATTGGCAGTAGGAATAGATGGAGTTGGTCTTTCGATAAACTCTATATATTCTATAAGAACAGATCTTAACTTTAGAGGTATAATTCTAGGTAACCCGTAAGCGTCTCTTCCTACTCTTAATTTAGAGTCGAAAGAAACTTTTTCAGGTGTTCCAGCTAAAGCTCGAACAGTTAATCTCATCACTTCTTTCATATAGGCGAAAGCCCAAGTGGAAGAACTTTGAAGAATAACAACTTGAACTTTTCTTAGAAATAGGCTCATGTAAGGTTTCAACACTTTCATATCGCAAATCCACGCTACCATAGTAATGTATTTGGAAAACTCTGTAGGTTTATTCAGTTTGGCGGTAGCATTTTCTGATTTAGAATATGCTAACAATATAGGTTTTCTACTTGGTGTAACAACCGAGTTTTGAATCCATATTTTAGGATCATTCTCTTTCGAGAATGCCTTACCAAAAGGGATAGACTTAAGACTTTCCAGAATACCACTAAGAACATTTAGGATAACATCCATAGTGTTCACTATGTAGCTTTGTAATTGTTTTAATTGTATTTTCATTGTATATAATCAGTGACTCTCGGCGATTACCT